TAGCAGTAGTGCCTTTGGTAGTTTGGGATCACACTTTGCCAATGATGCAGTCGTAAAGGCTACAAATGGTAATGACTTTCTTGGGTCGTTTACTGTATCAGGTGCAGCAATAGATGCTAGTGCAGTAAAGAGTGGATTGTCTCAGGCATTTATTGGGTATTCTTTTACACCTACACTTAAAACTTTACCTATAGATGCAAGTATACAAGGTGGTCCTTTGACTGGTGAGCCTAGACAAATACCGAAAGTCGTATTAGATTTGTTCTCAACATTAGCAGTTAGTGTTCAAGGACCAAGCACAACATCAACAACAAGAGACTTGGTTATTAGGAATACTACAGATACAGTGTCAGGTGGCTTAATGGAAAGGTCTGCTGTTACTGGCAAAGAGGAGTTTAGGTTATTGGGATATAGTCGTGATCCAAGAGTTATAGTATCACAGTCTTTTCCTTTGGATTTACAGATTAACGGAATGATAGTAGAGGTGGCATTTTGATAGAACTAGCAATAGCATCAGCATTTGTTTCGGCAATGGGATATCAACAAGCAGGTAGAGCAGCTAAAATGGAAGGTGCTTTAACTGCTCGAAATATAAAGACTCAAGGCAAAATAAGAAAATTACAAGCCTTACAAGAACATAATGATATTATGGCAAACTTAAAATCATTTAAAGATCAAAATGCTGCAGTGGCAGGAACTACTGGTAGAGCCGAAGATAGATCATATAAGGCATTAATAAAAAAAGCTGAAGAAGATAATAAAACATTAGCACAAAGATCAAATTATCAAAATCTTGCAGAGCAAAGTAAGTATTCTCAACAAGCAGTTATGGCAGTTACAAAAGCTAATAATATATCTAGGGCATATAGATATAAAGCATTTGGCACAATACTGAGTGCAGGATATAAGGCAAGTACTATGACTGGTGGTGGTATGGGTACAAGTAGAAGTGGACTTTATACATAATGGCAGAGTTTATTAGATCAAAACCTACTACATTTAGAAATAAACCAGTTGGTGTTGTTCGTGCTGATACTGGTGCAATTCAATTAGGTAATGCTGTTGCTGAATTAGGTAACTCTATGCAAAAAGTCTTTTGGGAAGAAGCTAGACAAGATGCCATAAAAGATGATGTGCAAAGAGCAAAGACATTAGCTGTTGCTGATAATGGTAAAGTTATATTTGAAAAAGCAAACTTTACGCAGGTAGGTACACCTTATGCAGAAAAAATATTGGCTCAAAGATATAGTGATGCTATTGGACTTATGGCTAAAGGTGAGTTTGCAAAGTTACAAAGTGAAAACAGATATGATAAAGATACATTTGATACACAAGCAAATGGGTATATAGAAGCTCATGTGAAAAGTTTTAAAGATAATGGCATGGAACAATACATACCTGACTTTATAACTAAGATTACAAATCAAAAAGTTCTTCATTCTAATAAAATATTAAATGACACTATTGCAAGAGATGAAAGAGTTGCAGCACAAAATACATTATTGACCACTAGAGATAATATAAATTCACTAGCAACCCTTACATATACAAAAGGAAACCTTGAAAAGAGTGATATAGAAGTAGAAGGTCCTGAAGTATTTACTCAAATAGATACAGATATAAATGAAACTGTTAAAGAAATAACAGATAATATTAATAGCCTTGTGCAAGATGGACATATAAAAGCACCTGCTGCTGCTGATTTATTTTCAGAACTAAGAAGAAGTCAGGCACTTGGAACTGTGAGACAAGTAGTTGATCGACTTGGTGAAAATGGAACTGCTATAAAAGGTATTGAACAGTTAATGCAAAGTAAGTATCCATCACAAAAACTTATTAATACGATTATAGAAATATCAGATGGTGCTGTTACTATAGATGATTTACAAAAAGTATTTGATCTTAAGAACAATTTAAATCTCTCAAGAACAGATATGGGTATTATTACTCGTGAAATTAGTAATAGATCAGGTGATGCAGATAAACTAATGACTGCAATGGGAGATAGTTATACTACATCAAATTTTGCTAATTTATTAAATGGATCTACAACATCACCTACTATTTTACAGAATAATAATAAAACAAGAGATGGTTTAAATGCAGGTTTAAGCAAAGAGTTAGGTACAAAAATTACATCAATGAATTTATTAACTATGCCACAAGAGCAATATGATATGGCATTACGAATGGTGAGAACACAACCTGTTGTACCTACATCAATGCACGAGTTATTTAAACACCCTGATATAACAACATTAACTGCTTTGGAAGGTGCTACACGATCACAAAAAACACAGTATCTTAATAGGGTATTAGATATGTGGAAAAATACTGCCTATACAAAAGATGGTCGATCAAAGTTAAAAGGATATGATGATGAATACTTTAAGTTTATTGCTATTGATGCAGTAGCTAGGGCTAATGGTGGTGACATAGTTGATGCGTTTAATTATTTCTCTAGGATACCTGCTACTGAAAAAGATTTAAATGAAAATATAAAACTTGTTGTTCAAGAGTTTTTGCCTGATGCAACTACTACTTCTATTGATAAAAGTTTAGAATCTGTATTAGCTAAAACAGAAGTTAAGGCACAACATTGGAATCAAATGAAACCTTATGTGCAAAAATTATTAGTATTTAAGAGATTAAAAGGTGTTGGCAATGAAAAAATGGCAGAGTTTAATCTTGAGAATATGATTGATGTAATTAATGGTACTTATGATAAGTTATATATTGAAGATGAAACTATTTATGATGTGCAAAATCTAGGGCTAAAAGATAAAAGAACTAGATTTTCACCACAAAGAAAATATGTAGATGGTAACTATGATAAGTTTAAATTATATGTAAACAATATGGTTGCTGAAACAACAAAGATAGATGGTATTTTAGGATCAGAGTATTTTCTTTTGCCTGATTATAGAAATTCACAGTTTGGAGATCAAGCATACACAATAGTAAATAAAGATGGTCAAGCATTATTAAATAATGAAGGTGTTGAAATATATTTTAATACTAAAGAATTTGATAAACAGTTAAGTTATGATGCAGAAGAAGCAAGAAAAAGAAGTATAAATCAAGTTTACAATTCAAGATTATCTAAACTCAAAGCAAAAATTCCAGAATCCGAACTATCTTTATATAAACCTAGTATAGAAAATATTAATTTTGTAGATTTTATTGGTAATGATAAAAGAGATCCTACTTACGTCTCAACATTAAAATCAGTAAAAAATTTAGAAACACCTATTATTTCAGGTGATTATGAATTAGCATCTGGAACTTTTAAATCAAAGTCACAACAAGAGTTTGAGGACTATGATAAATTTGGTGTAAAACAACAAGCAGGTACAAATAATCGTGTAGTTGATATACTGCAAAAGGGTACACTTAAAGAAGATGGCACAAGGGATAAATCATTTTCAGAATATGTTAATGGATTAGAAGATAGTTATATTGAAAAAAAGATAGCAGGTAAAGGATTTGAAAATCCATCTTGGCAATTAATAACTCGTGCCGAAACAATGAAACAAGGTATGTTAGATACATTAAGAGATATAAAAAGTTCTTTATTAACTCCTGATGTAGCTGTTGAAATACAAGATAATTTAATAGATATAGTAAACTATACTTCAGAAAAAGAAGATTTTAAAGTTGCACCATATATAGATGCTAACACATTATCTATTGGTAGAGGTTTTAATATACAATATCTTACCGATCAAGATTATGAAAAGATGTCAGATAATTTAGCATCATTGTTGAAACCATTACAAGCATGGCTTAACTCAACACCCAAACGAACTACTGCACAACTTGTAGAAAAGATGAATGAGTTTAAAAGAAACTTAGGTGGATCAGAGGGCATGAAACAACAAGTAGCTGATTTAATTTATACAGATAAAATAAAAGAAATATATGAACAATATAGTACTGAGTTTGTAAATTTTGGAGAATTAGCTGTTGATAGACAAAAAGCTTTAATTGATTTTTCATATCAGTTTGGACATGACAGATTAAAGAGAGACTTTCCAAAGTATTATGAATCTATAACAAAAGCCATACTTACAGAAGATCCTGATTTAAGATCGTATTATTTTAGACAAGCAGGATTTCATCAAGCATATAACTATGGTGAGTTTGGTAACACAAAAACCTTAATACATAATCAAACAAGAAGCAGGGTTGGAGATAGAACTGGATTATTAGGGTTTAGCATAAGAGATGGTAGTAACTTCATGGATCAGGAGTTAAATTAATGAGACTTGAATATACTGGTACAAAACCACAAGGCTTTAATCCTACTGGTGATCTTGCTACTCTTGTTGAGCCATTACATTCTATTTATCCTGATAGTGAGGGTAGAGTCGATCCAACATTTTTTGAAGGATTTAAAGCTAATTTTAAATATCAGTGGCTACCTATTACAAATTCTACAGCAGAATATTTTAATTTTATAGACACACCTTATGATGAATCATTTGATTGGCTTGGTGAAATACAAAAGAATGAAGATTATTTTTATGCAGATGAATTATCAAGAGCCAAAAACATAGATCATTATCAGTATATAAAAAATGATTTAATGGCTATGCAACAGAATCGTGAGGTATTTCAACGATCAGGTATAGGTGCAACATTGGTTGCAGGAGTTGTAGATCCATTAAACATTGCTTTCTTTCACCCAGTTTTTAATACTGGGATAAGAGCAGCATGGGCAGCTAAGTCTGCTTTTGGTGTGGCAAAAGAATCAGGCAAGATAGGTTTTTTGTTTGGTATGGGAAGTGAAGCATTAAGAGCGCCTTTTGATCCATTTAACACATATGCTGAATCTGTTACTAATATTGCAGGTAATACAGTATTTGCAGGTTTGCTTGGTGGTGGTGCAAGGGGTATTACAAATAAGTTTGGGAATATAGTAGCCAATCATAAAGCTAAAAAGAATCCTGATGCTAAAATTGGTAATAATAATTATAATGTAAAACAAACTATTGTAGATGGTTTAAGTCAAGGTAAACAATTTCCTGATTATGTTTTTCATAGAACAAACAGAAATGTAAATATTAATAAACAAGGTTTAACTTCAGGAGGTGTGCAAGGTAATAATCCTATAGAAGATAGAGGATATGGTGATGTTATCTATGTATTCAAAAGAGAGGATTTTCCATTCAACAAAGGTTTTGATGGTGGTGATGTTGCACTTATAAAAGAAGGATATACACCTGCTAAACCAGTAACAGCTTTTCATATAGATGAAATAGTAGACCCACAAGGTAGATACAAACAAGGTGGTTCAAGGACAGAAGAACTTGGAGATGATCTAAGCACAGAAGAAGCATATAGAAAAGCATTAGGGCAAAACAAAGAACAGTATTATGGTGCTGAAGTTTTAAAAGCAGAACGACAAAACTTTGAAGAACAAGTAAAGCTACTAGATGCAGATTTTAGAATGAATCAAAAGTTTGATGTGCCACTTGACAAAGAGCCAGTAATGAAAGGGTCAACATTAAAAGAATTAACTATAGATAAACTTAGTTTTTTAAATAAGTTGATTCCATCAAGACGTTTGCACTTTGGTAAATATGATGGTCAGGAAGCACCTGCAAGTGTTAGAGATATTAATATGCAGATTGCTTTTAATGGTGCAGTTGGTATGAAAGGTAGACCAGTACAATCTATAGATGTTATGCAACAAGTATATAATGCTAAAGGTTTAGAGGTTGAGCAATTTATTGATAATCTTTATATGCAACAGTTTTACAAAACACAAGGTACTGGTAAGATTGCAGGTGTAGATTATATATCTCCATATCAGTTTGCACAAGACAAGTTAGGTAAACAATTACAAACTAAATATTATAATGATGCTACACAAGATTACTTTAAAGCTATGCCATCTAAAGAAGAATTTAGAGCTGAAATAGTTGAGTTACAAATATTGAATGGTAATCCATCTTGGAATAAATCTTATTTTGCAAACCTGCCTGAATATAAGAGACAAGGTATGGAACGTATATCTAAATTTTATAGAGACTTTGATGAGTTGGCACAAGATGTAGGAGTATTTCATACACCTGAAAGTGTAAGGACTGCACAAATAAAACTTCAGGATCGTATTGATGAACTTGGTGAAAAGATTAAATCCGAAAGAGATCCTGCTGCTAAAGAAATATTTAGATTGAGTATGAAACAACTTTTGGAAAAAAAATCTTTCTATGATGGTTATCAACAAACTCGTAATAATTATAAGTGGGCAATCTATTATGACAAGATGATGCTTATGAATGATCCTGAACAACAAAAAAAATTGGCAGGTGTGTTTGCCGATCATTATTTAGGGCAAGGATTTATTACTAGATGGACTGGAACAAGTAATGAAAGATTACCAATAACAAGTTTGGAACAAGCACAAAAAGCTGCAGATGAAGATGTGTCACATATTCTTTCTATGGGTGATGATCCTATGGGATATAGTACACCACTTGGTATTGGTAAAGGTAAACATATAATGATGAGAACTACCAATATACCTGAGTGGAAAGTCAAAGATTTTATTGTAAAAGATCTTGGTGTTTTATCTCAATATGCAAAGAACATGGGGTTTAGAATTGAATATGCTCGAAAGTTTGGTGATGATACTATTGATTATATAATGGATATGCTTGAAGCAGAAATGCAATCTTCAAAAAAATATACGCAACGAGCAATAGCAAATATAAAGTCTGATCTTTTAGCTGATTATGAAAGAGTGGCAGGTCAAATGACTAGAGAACCTAACAGATGGGATACAAAGTTTGCTCGTATATCTAAAAAGTTTTCAGGTGTTACTTATCTTACTGGTGCAGGTATTACTGCAGTAACGGAAACAGTAGCAATGCCTATACTTGAGCATGGATTTGGCAATGTTATTAAAGGTGTATTTAGAAGTCTTGATGGTAATTTTGATAAGATGAGACTCAATGCAAAACAAGTGTTGCATACTGGTGAAAGTTTAGAAATGGCTAGACCTATTGCTCAAGACAAATATCTTGGTGAAATGACACGACCATTGCAAATGGGAAAGATAGAAAAAGGTGCAGAGGCAATGGAAAACCTTTTTTATAAATTTAACTTTTTATCTATTGTTACAACGTTGGGAAAACGAGTTGATTCTGCTGTAAGAATACCAAAGTTTTACGAGCAAATAAAAAATTATGATAGTCTTGATAGGTTTGATATAGATGAACTTGAGAGATATGGAATAACAAGGGATCTTGCAAAAAGATTATATGAAAATGGTGCTTGGCAGTTTACTGATTCTGATACTCCTTTGTTAAATATACAAGGGTGGTCTACGAAAACTAAAGCTGATAGAGAGCTTAGATCACAAATGGAAACATATCTTAATAATGGTGCAAGAAATACTATTATGCACGCAACAGCATTTGATAGACCAACAATGGCAGATGGATTTGTATTTAAAAAGTGGAAACCATATATGGCAAAAATGGGAATACAACCTGATCCACGAGCATCTGTAGGTAAATTAGCAGATGGCACATATCGTTATCCTATTGCTAGAATTGAGTCAGGTGTTATGGCTTTTCCTTTTCAATTTTATAATTTTTCGTTTGCTGCAAATCAAAGGATATTAAGACCTATGTTTGATCCTAATAAAAAACATAGATTAGCAGGTGCTATTGCCCTTATGGGTATGTCATACTTAGTACTAGCCACAAGAAAACCTGATTGGTGGTTTAAGGATAAAGATTATTCAGAATTATTTATGCAAGTAGCTGATAGATCAGGAATAGCAGGTTTATATTCTGAAATTGCTTATAGAGGGATAGAAGCATCTGCTGCATTTGGGTTGCATAATCCTGATAACACATGGTTAAAAGGTAGATACAATGCTACTGGTTGGGATTCTGCATTTGGAATGTTAGGTGCAACACCCAATATGTATAGAGAATGGGTTGTTGGTGCAAATGATCTTCTTAATGATAGGACAGAAGAAGGATTAAAAACATTATCATATAATGCACCAATATTAGGATTACTAGGATTAGATGATGACTTGCGATCTATTGCAGGTGGTAGAAATAGATAGACATTTGAAACAAAAAACTGTAAAGGTAAAAGCATGACTATAGCATTAAGTGCAAATACTCCACGAGTGAGTTACACAGTTAATGAAGGTGCAAGTCAAACTTCATTCACTGTCCCATTCGTATTTTTTACTGCATCAACAGATCTCAATGTTTTTGTTGATAATACTGCTCGGACATTTGATGCAAGTACATCTAATACAACTAAGTATACTGTAAGTGGTGGCAGTGGTTCTACTGGAACTGTAACAACAACTGTGACTGGTGCTACTGGTGGCAGTACTGTTGTCATTACAAGAGCAGTACCATTGTCTCGTACCACAGACTTTCCAAGTTCAGGTGCATTTGAGGTAGCTAAACTAAATACGGAGTTAGAAACTGTTACTGCAATACAATCTGATTTTAATGATGCTGCATCACGAGGAGTAAGGCTACAAGATTCTGATACTGCAGTGTCAATGGAGTTGCCATTACTGG